CTCCTCCTGCTTTAGTAGCTAGACCGCCAACTGCAGTACCAGCTTTACCTAACATACCCATTACTCCAGTAGCTGCTTTTCCACCCATACCCTTTACACTTTTCATAGCTGTTGAAGCCATTCCTTTAGCACCGGTTGCAAGCTTACTAACCATTCCTCCTCCGGCTGCACCAGCTCCTTTGAACATACCAGGTCTCATTGCCTTGGCAGCCATGCCTCTCATCATCTTACTAGCACCGCCCATACCAGGTATTTTACTAAATACTTTAGAAAGACCTTTGAACATTTTACCTTTGAACATACTGCCCATTTGGTTTACTATACCTCCAGTGCCGCCGTTAACATCTTGTGTTATCATAGGATTACTTGAAGTACCTAACTTACCTTTCATTAGTTTACTAATACCCACACCTAAAATACCTGCACCGAGTAAATTCTTACCTGATCCTCCTAAAAATCCCAGGAATGATTGTAATGTTGGGTCTTTCAAACCATCGGTAAACTCTCTAAACTCCACTCCAAGTTGAGCTACATGAGATATACCCTTAGCTAATGGTGTTACAATTCCTGCTACTGCGTCAACTATTGGATGTAGTATGTCCAAAATAGGTCCAAAAGCTTGACCTAACTTAGCAACTAAAGTGTTTAACTTTTCTTGAACAGAAATTTGCATTATCTGTTCTTTAGTCATATTAGTAGATCTTTCAAGTTCTTCAGCAGTTTTTCCAGCATTAAGTTCTCTTAAAACTAAAGACTTTGCTAATTCTTCTCTATTCATACCAAGAGCTTTAGCTAAAGACTCTTGCTGAATTCTGTTCATTTGACTAAACTCAGCGGCAGAGGCTCCATTATTTGCCAACTCTTGTGAAAGTCCTTTTAAGTCGTTATTTAAAGCGAATTCTCTTGCTTTAGCTAAATTTATTCTTCCTCCTGTAAGTAACTGTGCTTCTAGTTCATTTTGGATGGAGGATTCAAAGTCCATTAATGACCCTGCTATACCATCAACTCTTTTTAGATCCATTCCTAACCCACGAGCTGCTGCAGCTGCTGCTGCTATTCTATCTGCATCTCCACCAAGTGATAATGCTATATCATCAGAAGTTGATAATACATCTTGCATTACCTGTCCGTGATTTACTGCAGTACCGGTTAACTTTGTAAAATTATTAGTACTATCTACAACAGAGTCAGTAAATTGATCTATGGACTGACCTGAAATGGTAGAAAATTTAGCTAGTCCGGCTGCTTCATCAGCGCCTAAACCTAACATTTTAACTGTTTCAGTAAGTCTACCTACTTGTTCGGTCCCCATTATACCGTTAAGATTCATATTGATTCTCGACGATACTTCACCCATCATTTTGAGTGTTTCAACGGAAGTAACTATGTTACTGTTCATACCGGCCATTGCCTTAGCATTTTGGCCAGTTATTCTTTGTAGTTCTACACCTGCTTGATCAACTGCTGTAAAGTTTTTGTAGATAGCAGCCAATATAAAGTTTACATCGGTAAGGTTCTGCAATAGTGCCTTACCTACTTTAGGTATTTGTTTAAACGTTAAAAGAGTTCTCTCAACAAGTCCTAAATTTTCAATATTTTTTAAGACTTCCTCTTCCTTTTGTGAAACTACATCTTTTGCGACATTTAATGTACCTATTTGAATATCGGTTAACTCTTCTCCTGCTGCTATTCGAGCTTCTAATACACGAACAGTTTCAAGATTTGCTTTATAAATGTCATCGTACCCAGCAAGTTGATCTTCAGCATTTGTACGTATTCTTTTACGTATATCGTTGTTTAACTGATCTGATATATCTGTTAAATCTTTTGCAAAACCGGTTAAACCTATACCGCCGGCTATTTTTTGAAAAGCACCTACAAGGTTAAGGGAACCTCTAAGTGATCTTTCAACATTTTCTTCTAATTTTAATCTACCTTCTGCTAAAGCTAGGCTTTTTTCCTCTGCACTAAATTGTTGCTGGTAAGCGGTAAGTATAGCTTTTTCTTCATCCTTAAGTTTTGGAATCATCCCTATCCTAGTATGTTCTATATCTACTATACCTTTAGATAAAGCTAATCTTTTTGCAGCTAATTTAAACTCTATGTTACTAGATCTAATCCTATCTCTGATGGTTTTTAAAGTTTTAGAATTTAAAGCATAAATATCAGATTCTTCATCTGATAACTTAGTGACTTCGTTTACTAATTTTCTGTAAGCTCTAGTGCCATCTTTTATTGCAGTATTCTGTTTGGAAATTTCACTTAAATTTTCTTTAAGAACTTTATTAAGATCGCCTATAACTCCAGACATCCCTTTAAAGGCTCCGTTGGTTCTGTCCAACCTAGCCTGCATGTCATCAAGTATAGCGTTAACACCTTTGCCAGCTTCAGTAGCTTTTATAAAACCGTCTCTAAACATTTTAGTGTCTTGACCGGCTTTTTCAAGTGCAGCTGCTAACCTATTAAATTCATCTGAAAATTGTGCCATTCCGTTGTAGGGTTTATTATAAATAGTAAAGACCCGCTATTTGCGAGCCTTTGTACTATATGAAGGTTGTCTTATTCCAGGACCTTTTGCGGGGTTCTTAATTGTCTTTTTACCTTTAGACTTTTCATTTTGTTCCTCATAAAATTCATTCATTTTACCGAACGTCCAGTTACGTAACCAGATTGGCATATTGTAAACTGTATCATGATCATATCCACCTTTACCGTGGAAAACAATTTCATGTATTTGAGAGAATAACGCTAGTCTATAATCTAACGTCAGGCCAAAGAAACCCAATCCCTATTGGGATATCGACTCCTTCCTCCGGACCGTTATCCGGGTAAAAAGTTAAATCTACATCTGGAGATATTTCTCCTATATATTGACGTAGAGCTCTTGAATCTCGAGCAAGTAAATTATTTTCAACAAAAGAGCGTACAGTATTATCATCTTCGTTTTCCCCTACTGAAGTAATGATATGTTTTAATCTGGTGGAGAGCTCTGGTGGGTTATTTTTATACGCTTTACGTAAACCTTTTAGTTCCTGTTCTATCTTTTGTTCGTCTCCGTGAGTTAAAAGTTTAAAAGTAATATCTACCTTAGAAGTTGGTAAAGTAAATTTAAATTTATTTTTACCTTTTTCAAAGAGACTTTCATCAATTTGTTTATCTGGTAATGTAGTAAGGTCAATTGTTTGTTTTTCCCCACCATATTCAAACTCATAATCTTTTCCATAACCTAATACTCTTGCAGCAATTAGTAAAGCATTTTTATCTGCAGAAAGTAGACTATTATAGTCAATACCTTTATCAACAATCAATGATTGAAGTAGTTTATCAATTACAATACCTTTTGTAATATATGCCTGATTTGTAAGTATATCCTCCTCCTTTGCAGTCATGTACTTCATTTCAATTTTACCGCTTGATAAAGGAGATGTTTCAGGATAAGGTAATCCTTTTGAGGGTAGATCAATTACCTCAGTAGGAAATTTAAATTCTTGTTCCATAGATTTTATTAGTTATAACTAGTTCTTATAATAAATATAAGAAACTTTTTTTTATTAGACAACAAAACCTGACTAAAAAGCCAGGCCTTGAAGGGTGGTTATTGGGAGGTATTAGTAATTCAATACACAATAATCCATTGCTACTGTAATATTCAGTTCAGCAACGTCTGAGCTTGACCAATCAAAGTCACCTTGTGACATACTGGTTACGAAAGCTCCTACTATTACCCATTCAGAAACTACGTCTCCTACAGGTCCTAATAGATGTAATCTTAAATCCTTTTTGTAAAAATCGTTATAACCGGCACGACCAGTTACTGATTCGTATGAAAGACGAGCCCAATCCATTACTGCTTGTGCTCCAGATGGTGTGATTGGATCGTATAATGTCATATCCATATCTTGCCATTCTCTCTTACCACGAATTTTACGATAAGTGTTAATGTGGTCTAATTTGACTGTCTCATCCTCGAAAGAAGGAGCACTCACATTTTTTACCATGAAAGTATCGATTGCTGTATCATCTAATCTCATGATAAATCTGTTCTGAACTTTTGGTTCGAACTCTTTAAAAAATATTTCGTTTGCGTTTAATACTGCCATGATCTAAATCTTTATTATAAATATAC